AAGCAACCAAGCAATGTAACCGGCACTATCTACTCCCCAACCTTCACCCTTCTTGTCTACTTCATGACGGGCGAAATAGGAAACCATTCTGCGGATAGTTTCAATCGGCAGACTTCTACCATTAGACAGATCTCTTGCACGGGCAACACCAACTTCGGTTCCACCACGGTTGTGCTTCTGTCGGAGTTCCAAACCACGCTTTGCATTGGCTCTAACTTCTTGAGGCGGGGCAAAGCCTTCTGCTTTTGAAATCATTTTGGCTGTTTCTTTGCGATAAGTGCCGCCACGCTTTTTGTATTCTTGGACTACCCAAGCGTTAGCGACCGCAGACGGGTAAACATCAAATTTGTCTTTTGCCTCACGCTTGATCCGGTTATAAAGATCAGTGTCAGACGGTTCAGAATTTTCCCCGCCTTGATTGATGCTTTCGTAATCTGGTTTCTCTGCCATTTTAGCCTGAGTAAACTACTGAAATCGCTCCTGTGGCTGATGCGGCGGCTGAGATACCCCACAAAACATCGCCACCACTTAGCCAAATTTGAAGGCTTGTTCCATTAGCAATCGAATTTCCACGGGTCACACCTGATGTCGCTACATCAGCATCGCCAATAAAGATAGCGGCTGAATGACCGTTGTAAATTTGAACGGCAACATATTCTGTGCCATAAGGGACTGCTACTAATGGTGTTGCTGTGGTTTTTGTTTCTGTGTTTAGGTGAATTAGGGCCATGGGTTATTCCTTTACGATCCAAACGGCAACTTCATCTAAGCCTAGCAACCACATTGCCATAAGTCTGTGGTGGCCATCTACGATGATAGGCTTGTTGTCTTTTTCAAAGATCAAAGGATAAGACCTGAACGGGGTCAAGGCTTGACCCATAGACTCGATGTGCTTTTTTACACGCTTACGCTTTAAGAATAGGTCGGTTGCATAAAGTTCTTGCATCTTGATCACTTCGACCACAGCGTTATCCCAAATTAGGGGATCAATAGTTGGCACAGGAACAACCTGCCAAGGGCTTTCAACAAACTTTTCCGGCTCTTCCACGGTTGCATCATTAGGGTTTGGCAAAATCTCTAAACGACTGATTGCACGAGCAACTTCCAACGGGCCAACAACGCCTTTAGTCGGGGTTATTTCTGGATCCATACCTTTAAGGATCATGGCTTCATCCGGAAGCAAAGAACCGGCATCCTTGGAACTGATCTCTTCAATGTTGTTATCTGGGTTTAGAGTCCATTGGCTGATCAATTCGGTTTCAGCCCAAAACTGGTTATTCCGATCCCAAACACGCTCATCGGTGATCTGGTAATCAGACCATTCGGTCCGGCAAATTGCTAACACATTGTCATCGTTGCTTTTCAAAGCAAACCATCTCACGCTGCCCATGTCAGAGCCTTCCTTATAATTCCCGCAACCATCTTAAATAGTCTATCGATGCCTTTCGGGTGAGCAATAGCGGCACTGTTCCTACGCATCTGCGTTTGTAAATCTTTCCACTCTTTGGTCTTTGAACTGATCACACGGGCACGCTCATAAAGCACATGGTTGGCATGATCTTTGACCTTCAACGACTGAGGCGTGTGAAACTGTAATTCCATAACTTGACCCGATGGGCTGGTTAGAGCCACATTCACACCCTTGTAAGGGGCTTCCGGCAACCAATAGTTTTTCACCTTTGCATCAAAGCCTTTGGCTTTCATCTTGTTCACAACATCTTCAATAGTTGAAACATAAGCCGATGGTTTGACCAGCATCGTGTAACGAACGGCATCCGAGATCATTGTTTTAGCCTCAGCCAAACTACCTAAGGCCTTAGCCCTTTCCTCTAACTTGCGGGACAGTGAGGCTTTGGTTTTCAATCGATACTCTAAGCCGACCATTCGCACATCATTGCCAGCATCAATCTGTTCTTTAGCCAAACCACCTAACAAGGCAGTGGCTTCAGGTTCAGCCAACGAAGCCATGCTAAAAATGTCTGATGCGGCGGCTGAGATCTCAGGGTCAAACTCTTCCGGATCCACATTTTCAAACGGCAACGGATCATTGCCAAACTCCACATAAGCAACCACACGGCAGTTGCAGTTAGGGTGCACTGGTGGTTCTTCATCACCGCTAGGGAAAGCATCGCCAATCGTGACCACTTCGCCATCATTTTCGGCACAGTCATCGCACGGATCACTGGTTTCCCACTCAATCTTTTCTACGCCCCATTCCGAGTAAGTGTCGATGCTTTGAACATTGAAAGCACGATTCATCTCAGTGTGGGCGATAGATAAGGCTCTAACCGGATCATTGATTACACCCTTTAGGCTCTCAGCGATCTTGGCATCCGAATAACCGGCTTTCAAACCATCGGCTAACTTAGTGCCGATCCGATCCAAAGTGGTTCGGCTGATCTCTTTGATCGTGGTATCAGTCTTAGCCAACAATTTAGCCAAACCGCCACGAGGCCGGACAAGATTAGCGGCCGGATGATTGCCCGGTGTCCATGTAGACCAGTCGGTTGTGATCTTAGGTCCTACGGCTTTACGGACTGTTTGAGTGGCAAGAATGTGCTGGGCGGCATCTTTACCCAACCCAACACCCTGAGCGATAGCGTTCAAAACGGCGGCGTGAACATCTTGGGTTTTAGGTTGGATGTTTATTTGAGCCCACGCTCTAGCCTCTGCACCTGTGGCTTTAGATCCCTCAGGGTGCGAAATAGACCACTGGTGTGCGACCTCTTCAACATTTACCGACTTGGCTAAGGCTTCCCTAATGCCAACGGATTCCTGCACAATCAGGCGAAGCAAAGCCCCATCGATCGGAGCCCATTTACTCATGCCAGATAACGCTCTGCATACCAACGAGCCCCGTCAAGATCTTCGACCTCAATAAACTTGTTTAGAGTTTCACCAAACACGGCAGGGGTTTCTTTGAAATCAAACGGGCGGCTTGGTGATTTACGCAACCAACGCAGGAACTGTTTGATCTCTTCCTTGACGGCCTTGCTGGTTTCTTCAACCGGCTTAGTTTCTTCCGGTTTCTCTTCGACCTGATCTTTTGGCAAAGCCTGAACGGTTTCTGGGGCATCTTGAGGCTGATCATCTTCAGCCGTGTCTTGCTGATCTAACGATCCAAGGCCTTGGGATGGGTCAATAGGCAACAAACCTTCTTCGGTGACAAGGTAGGTTCCCGATGATGTGGTCATGATTGGGGTGTCGGCTTCTGGGGCATCCAACAAAGGCAGACCAGTTTTGGAACGGGCTTCGTTTATGGTCATTGATCCGTTTTTCAGTTTCAGGTCAATTTCTTGAGCCTCAGCCAAAGTGTCGTTTCGTTCTGACTGCATAAATTTGAACTCAAGTTCACGAGGCATCCCTGCGTAAACATAAGACAACTGCGACAACATCTTGGAAATCCAGTTGGTCAAAGGGATCAGACCAATAACTTCAGACGATTGGGCTTCACCGGCTTGGTGACCGCCACCACCTAGAGAGTTCTTGCTGTTGAAGCCGATCTCTGTCGGGCTAACACCAAAGTGGCCACAAATTGAAAGCACCAAGTATTCGTCCAAGGTGTCTGAGAAACGCTGTTCATAACCCTGCAACTGGATCGGGGTTAGGCCTTGAGGCAATAGACGGGAACGCTTACGCTGTTCAGTTTGACCGGCTAGATCATCATTGAAAATGTTTTCATAAGCACGAAGCAAGTCTGGGTTTCCGCCAAAGGTTGAGTCGGTGGCGAACATAAGTTCAGGCATCACACCATCGGTGTATTCTGAGCGGATCCACTGCTGACGGCGTAGATAAATATCTGCCAACGGCAGGGCACGCTCGGTTGGGCTGTATCCATAGATTGAATTTGAGCGACGGTTTCGGATCAGATAACTCATGTCATCGCTAGAGAACTCGCCATCTGCTTCGATGTCTTCATCAGTGGCACTAAATTCTGATCTCGGAAAACCATAAAGGATCTGCTGGAATGCAGGGTTTGGCGGTAAAGGCCTCATGCCTCGGTCATCAATAAGTGGCTTAATTGTTGAACCATCTAGGATCTGCAAACCCTTTAGATCTCCACCTACGGACTTCTGTGGCCAAATAGCCCACGCATCCAAAACCAAAATGTCTTCCAAAGCCATGTTGATCCAGTCGGCGAAAATCATTCCGTTAGATAGATCAGGAACTTCCCAAAACTTCTTCAGACGGTTGATCTCATCGTTAAATTTCTCTTTAGCCAATTCCATGGCTTTGGTGTAAGACTTTTCGCCTGTTTCAGCCATAACCTTTTCCACGGCTGATTCGCTCATCACAATATCCCAGTCAAGGCCTTGCACCTTGTTTTTCTGCACTTCAATACAACGGCGAATAATGTCGATCTGATCCGCTGCGGCTCTTAGAGTTTTGAACGGCACCAATCGGGTTTCGGTGACATTGATGTTCTGGGCGACAGTGTATTCCCAGCGGCGAGGATCAGGGCGACCATCTTCACGCACACGGTTGATTGCCCCCGGCACCAACGGAATGCCCGGAGTGAATGGCACATTTCCCATGCTCATGTCACGAGGTAAACCAACACTGTTTCCGTAAGACTGGTTACGATTTACCGCATCATTGATTTGGTCTGCGGTGATTGGGGTGACGATCGGGGAAGCCTTAGTGATTTGATCCGCTACACGCTTGGCAAGATTGTCTAAAATTCCCATTTACTGTTCCTGTTCTGGAAGCGGCTGTTTACATGTCTGGCAAACTGTCGCAGTCTTTGTGTTT